TTTGATGAACGAGCAGGAGAGTGTACGGACGGATTGTATCCAACGGTAAGCATTAGACAAATTATGTGGGCATTGAAAATGAAACCAATACAGAGACAAAGATGGGAAACATGCTTTGACAGACGCAATATTTAGCGAAATTTACATATTGTATTATGAAAGGAGAGTGATTATATGTTACTATTTGAAAATTGTAGTTTTTATTACAACAAGGATGATCAAAGTGATCGTCCATTTATTATCGGGGTGAAAGACCGAGAACATTCTGATGATAATATGGAACGATGGGATATGGTATCTTTAACTGAAGATGAAGCAAAATTAGTATATAAATTACTCAAACAAAATTTTAAAGATTGAGCCAGCAATGGCTCTTTCTTTTCGCTAAAATCACAGTTCCTTTTATGAGAAACTAAAGCTTTGAAAGGAGTAAAAGGAGCATGGACGAAATGAAAATAGTATCTAAATTTACAAGAGGAATTATTTCAAAAGTATTAAAAATGGTGATACATAAGAAAACGGGATATGACATTGATATTCAGTTAAATGAGGTCACTACAACTATTGCAGATGGAAAGACACATCTTCATGTCGATGTAAATGCTGAAATTGGAAAGGACGAGCTTATAAACATACTGAAAAGTATTGGTTTGAACTGATGATTAGGGTCGCTTATGGCGGCGTGTGCAATAGCCCCTTCTGTTCCTCGTCATTTACGTCTCAGTTGGTAGAGCACTGGTCAATATACTGTACCAGGGGTTGATGGTTCGAATCCATTCTATTTCTCTTTTATTTTCTTCGCAAAATTTACAAGGCATATTATGAGAGAAAGACGTAAATGACGAGGAACAGAAGGGGCTATTGCACACGAAAGCAAACCTACTCGTAAAGGAGTCAGTTAATATAAATTCATATTTAGCATTAACGACGACGTGGGGCGTTATCGGATTGAAACTTCGATGTAAGAAAAACGCCGAAAAGAAAAACAATACCACATCAGATACGTGATAGTGCAATCTCTTTTATTTTTCTGGAAAGGAGAGTTCATATGTCTATTGAGCAGCTTGAACTGATATTAAGTGACACATATCAGATGGATGTATCATTTCCGACGATATTCGGACATCGCAAGGAGTTTATGCAATCGAGTTATTCCATATGGTCAGTAAATGAATTACTGGAATATGTATCGTCTGAATTATATCCAAAAGACAATGCGTCAATAGCAGAAATTGAAGAAATTGTCAGATGTTTCAAATCCATGATGAGCAAATATTATCATATGAGACAGGACACACAACTAATGTTTTCAATAGCAATAAATCTGGCAGATAATGTGCTGGATATTTTACGAGCTATGGAATAAAGAAAGGAGACAACCATTATGAAACCAAAAATCAATCAACTCATTAACAAATCAGTTATACAACTGAAAAGAGGCTCACCAACAATTTTAACCTGTCTTGGAGTTGCTGGACTTGTTGCAACTACTGTATCTGCCGTTATAGCAACACCAAAAGCAATAGAAAAGATTAAAAAAGACAGTTTAATTAATCACGATGGAGACCCATGTGGATATAGCAAGACAGAAGCTATTAAATCTGCATGGGTTTATTATATTCCATCAACAATTATGGGGGTCTCAACAATCATTTGTATTGTTGGTGCGAATGTGCTGAATAAACATCAACAGGCATCTTTATCAAGTGCATATGCACTGATTAACAAATCATACAATGAGTATAAAGAAAAACTCAAGGAATTGTATGGCGAAGAAGCTCATCAAAAAATAATCGATTCTATTGTAGCCGAAAAAGCAGATTATGTGGGTATATCTTCTGGCAACTTTTTTGGTACGTCATCTTTATCGTTTGGTGAGCGAAATCCTGATGACATTAAATTATTTTATGACACTTATTCAATGAGATATTTTGAAAGTACCATCCCACAAGTGTTAGAAGCAGAATATCACTTAAATCGAAACTGGTGTTTAGGTAGCGATATATGCGTTAATGACTTTTATGATTTTTTAGGAATAGAGCACATTGATTGCGGAGATGAACTTGGCTGGCATTGGTCAGACGGAATAGGTTGGATTGATTTCAATCATCACAAGACAGTTTTAGATGACGGTCTTGAAGTGTATGTTATTGATATGGTGTTTTCACCTAGTAGTAACGATGAAACATTCGCATAAATTACAGCCACTATTATGGAAAGGAGGCAACGGGCTATGAATAGTAAAATTATTAGAATCATTGGTCTTGCTGCAACAGTAATCGGATTAGGAGCGAATCTTATTAACGATTGGGCTGATGAGCAGAAGATGAATGAGCAGATTGATAAGAAAGTTAATGAAGCTCTTGCTAAAAGAGACGCAGATGCGAAGGAGTCCTAAAACAAGGACTCTTTTGTTTTATGGAGGTTAAGTATGTCATCAATAGATACAGCTATTGAAATTACTGAATATTGTCTAAAACAATCAAGAAAAAATAGAGTTGACTGGTGGTATAGCGATAGTTTTGTCAGTAATAGCTACTCTATATGGGCGGCAAAAGAGTTGTTGACACGATTGAATAACAACAGGGATACTCCGCCATTGATAACTCTTGAAAATTTTGAAGAGTTAATGGATGAGTACGCCTGCAAAAACATCAACAACAGTTTTTTATTTTCGTGTGCCAAAGACACGACACGATGGATCATTGATTTATTAATCGCATAAAGCGATATTTTGAAAGGAGATTAACATTATGTGTAAAAGAGAAATGACATTAGGAGAAGAAATTATTGGATTATCAACAAGAGGGATTGACACACCTACAGTAGAAAGAATGTACAGAAAGTATATTGAAATGGCTGCTGATAAAGAGTCAAAAGAAGCTATGAGAGAGTATTGCATTAATGATGAACTTGCAATTGAAGAATTTATTAATGCAATATTCGGAGTACCTGCAAAGTCCGACTTAAAAGATGCTGAGGTAGGAGATAAGACAACAATCAAGTTGGATGGATTGGGAGAATTTGCAGCAACAGTACACAAGGTTACGGACGATAAGGTTATGCTTATTTTCGATGATTATGTAGCTGAGAGACCTATGAATGAGTCAGGCACAAATAAGGGCGGATTTGAAGACTCTGATTTGAATAAATGGTTACATACAGAGTTCGTAAAGGCATTACCTTATTCAATTAGGGCAAGACTTACTGATGTGACTATTCCGACAGTAGGTGAGATGTTTGGCTGGGACGACGAGTGGGATAAAAATCACTTTGAGGCTGATAATGACAAACAGCTTCCACTTATGAAGCAGAGACACAATCGAGTTGCTTATTATAACAATGAGTGCGAGTGCGGATGGCTCCGTAATGCTACCAAGAAAGAATTTTCTTCGGCTGATTTCGCTCTTGTGTACCACCATGGCAATATGTACTACTGCAGCGCTTCGGGCTCTTGTGGGGTTCGTCCGGAAATCTGGTTGGTTAAGTAAAAATCTCCGCCCCTTGTGGGCGGGGTAATCTATAGGAAAGGAAGTAATAAAAATGCATAAACCCAATATTAAAGCGGCATATAATGCAGTGAAAAAATCAACTATAAAACACAGTCCGGAAATATTGACCGGAATAGGTATTGCCGGAATGGTAACAACGACTGTAATGGCTGTAAGAGCAACACCTAAGGCATTGGAATTGTTAAAAAAAGAAGAAGACTATAGAAAAATAGATATGGAAAATAGTATTCAAGAGCAATTCACTTCGGAAAAGATATCAAATATCGATGCTATTAAAATTTGTTGGAAATGTTATATTCCAGTAGCTATAACCGGCGGTTTATCTATTGCTTGTCTGATTGGAGCAAGTTCAGTAAATGCCAGAAGAAACGCCGCATTGGCTACGGCATATTCTATAGCTGAAACATCACTCAAGGAATATCAGAACAAAGTTGTTGAAACAATTGGAGAAAAGAAGGAACAGACCATCAGAGATGCTGTCGCGAAAGAGAAAATCGATGCACATCCAGTAAAGGAAAGTGAAATTATATTTGTTGGAGATGGTGAGACTCTTTGCTACGATGTATTATCCGGACGATATTTCAAGTCTAAAATTGAAAAAATTAAGAAAGCAGAGAATGATTTGAATAAACAGATGAGAGATGAAATGTATATTTCTCTTAATGAATTCTACTATGAGATTGGTTTACCAGCTATTAAAATCGGTGATGACATTGGATGGAATATTGACCGAGAAGGATATATCGACCTTCGCTTTAGTTCACAACTCAGTGATAATGATGAGCCTGTATTTGTAATAGATTACGGATGCGGACCTAGATATGACTATAGAAACCTGATGTAGGTTCGCATAAATTACAACCACTATTATGGAAAGAATAACAAATTTTTAATCTGAAAGGAGATTAACATTATGGAAACAAATGAAATCATGAACAACGAAAAGGTTATGGACACAACAGAGGAAATCGTAAAGACAGCTTCCAAAGGAGGATTCAGTAAGGTAGCAACTATCGGTGTGGCTATGATTGCAGGCGGTTTAGCTTACAAATTTGTAGTAGCACCAGTAGTTGGTAAACTGAAAGAAATGAAAGCACGTAAAGGGTTTCGTGTTGTCGATGACGACGTTGTCGTTGAAACAGTTGATGAGAATGATTCTGAAAATTAAAGAATTATTATTCTGACAGGAAAGAGGGAGAATACCTATAACAAGGTGTTTTCTCTCTTATTTTTTTTATTATGGAGGTATCGTTATGAATCAGTATTCTTATAATGGTCCAGTTATGGAATTTGGCAAGTGCATTGCTAATAATTGGGCGGGGTCTACATACGCAGCATCTGAAAAGAAAGCAAAGAGTAATTTAGCGTATCAGTTTAAGAAAAATAATAACCGTATGCCAGCATCGAAAATTACTTTGCCTGGGGAATTAATGGTTATCAATTAGGAGGAAAAGAATGGAAGAATACAAGTCCAACTCACATAAATCGAGAGAACGAGCGAAAGCTGAACTACCAGAAAAGAAGGTAGAAAAAATTGTATCCGGTTCTGTTAAGACAAAGAAAAAGAGTGGAATTAATAAACTTGCAGGGATATTTGTTCCAGAAGATGTAGATAACGTAAAAAGCTACATTTTTGAGGATATTGTTGTGCCTGCTTTAAAGGATATTATTCTTGATGCTGTTAAAGCAGTTCTTGGAGTTAAGGGTTCTGGCGGTAGAAGATCCACGGCAAGTAAAGTATCTTATCGTAAATATTATGAAGATCCGGCACAGGGTAACAGAAGAAATTATAATACACAGAGTTCTATTGGCGGTTGTGATTTCGATGATATTTACTTTAACACTAGAACGGAAGCGGAAAATGTATTAGCTGCTATGGACGAAATCGTTGCAAGTTACAAAATCGTAAGTGTTGCAGACTATTTCGATTTGGTTGGTATTGATGGTCCGTGGACAGGAAACAACTACGGTTGGACTGATAATATCAGAAATGCAAGAGTTGTTAATACTAGGGATGGATATACTATCAAGTTCCCAAGAGCAAATCCAATAGATTAGGAGGCAGATTATGTACGAGTCAAAAGATGTTATGGTATCACATCCAGCTCATTATCAGAGTGAAACTGGATTAGAGGTAATTGATGTAATTGAGGCATTTACATTTGATTTGAAAGGTATTGAAGCTACTGACACTGGAAATGTACTCAAATATATGTGCCGTTGGAAAAATAAGAACGGCGTACAGGACTTAGAAAAAGCGAGATGGTATTTAGAACATCTCATTGATCATGTAAAAAGTTTAGAAGAGGAGAATAAATAATTATGAAAAAGAATGAAATTATTGCAAGAGTAACAAAGGCTGTAAATACAGCAACTATTAAGGTAAAAAAACACAGTCCGGAAATTCTTATCGCAGCCGGTGTTGTTGGAACAGTTGCAAGTGCTGTGATGGCGTGTAAAGCGACAACAAAATTAAGTACGGTATTAGAGGAGCATAAAAAAGATGTGGATGCTGTGCATGAATGCTCTAAAAATGAGGAAATCAAAGCAGATTATTCACAGGAAGATGCCAAGAAAGACTTGTCTATTATTTATACACAGACAGGAGTAAAGCTTATAAAATTATATGCTCCTGCTATTGCGTTAGGTGCATTATCACTTACAAGTATTGTAGCTTCTAATAATATTCTCAGAAAGAGAAATGTAGCTCTGGCAGCAGCATACGCAACTGTCGATAAGTCTTTCAAAGAATATCGTAATCGTGTTGTTGAAAGATTTGGAGAGCAGGTAGATAAGGAACTGAAATATGATATTAAGGCAAAGAAATTTGAGGAAACTGTGAAAGACCCAGATACAGGTAAAGAGAAGAAAGTAAAATCTACTGTTAATGTAGCTAATGCTGACAGTGGATATGCTAGATTTTTTGATGAGTCATGTCATGGATATGAAGAAGATACACAATATAACTTACTTATGTTAAGAGGACAGCAGCAGTATGCAAATGATCTGTTAAAGTCGAGAGGATACATATTCTTAAATGATGTATATGATATGATCGGAATTGATAGAACTAAGGAAGGTCAGATTGTTGGCTGGGTATATAACAAAAACAATGAAGTTGGTGATAACTTTGTGGACTTTGGCATCTTAGAAACGAACAGAGAAACAGAAGACGGATCATATGAGCCAGCAATTTTATTAGACTTCAACGTGGATGGTAATATATTAGATCTGATTTAAACGGAGAATTTGCATATGAAAAAAATAATTTGGATGATACTACTGATAGTCACAAGTTCTTTTTGCATAGCAGCATCGCCAATCACGACAAGTGAAAACGATGAAATTAATGAGACAGTGATAGTTGAGGTTATCAAAACTGAGGCAGTTGAAGAAGTATCATTTAGTCCGAAAGAGGAAGTAGTAGTCCAAGAGCTGGCACCTCAAGACGTTGTCTGCGAAATTGATACTGATATTTCAAATGATGATATTGAGTTAATTGCTCTTGTTACTATGGCTGAAGCTGAGGGAGAATGCGAAGAGGGCAAACGATTAGTAATTGATACTATTTTAAATCGTGTTGACTCTGATTCTTTTCCTAATACAGTTTATGAAGTAGTTTATCAGCCAAGTCAATTTTCTTCTATGTGGAATGGGCGAGTTGACAGATGCTATATTGACGATTATATTTGTCAGCTTGTAATTGAAGAACTTCGTAATAGAAAGAATTATGATGTTGTATTCTTTACAGCTGATAGATATGGAAACTATGGAACACCCATGTTTCAGATTGGAAACCACTATTTTTCAAGTGGAGAATAGAAAGGAGAATTGGTATGCATGTAGTAGGATTAACATTATCAGCAGTTGCAGGAATTTGCTTTTGGAGCGGTCTTGCTGTCTTATTCGGTGGAAAGGAGCACTAATTATGGAAGGAATTGGTAACTTCATATCAATGATGGATTATATTCTTGATACCAATCGAAAAAGACATATTACAGGGGGCATTCTGTTGAGTGCCTCTTTACTTTTTGGCGGTTTAGCATTAACCGTTATGACTATCAAGACAGAGGAGGATAACAATGAACAGTAAAGTAGCATTTATTTTAGGCACGATTATTGGTGCTGGAATTGGTGTAGCCGGTACATACTCATATTTTAAAGATAAGTATGAGAAACTCGCGGAAGAAGACTTCAATTCAAGAAGAGTATTTGACGAGGATAAAAAAGATGAATCAGAAGAGCCTGTTGTTGAAAAAACTGCTGACAGTAGAACTGTAGACAAACCGAGTATTACTGAATATGCAGCAAGATTACAGAAGGAAGGCTATGTGAACTATAGTGATATGCAAGACAAAAAACAGAAGCAGGAAAATGCTATTGACAGACCATATGTTATACAGCCGTCAGATTTCGGAGAGTTTGATGATTACGAAAAAATAAGTCTTACATATACGGCTGACGGAGTGTTACTAGATGATATGAATGAAATTGTGGATGATATTGAAGAAACTGTTGGGGAAGATTCACTTGAGCATTTTGGAGAGTATGAGGATGACTCCGTCTATGTGAGAAACGATGCTAAGAAATGCGATTATGAAATTCTGTTAGACCAGAGAAACTATCAGGAAATTTTTGAAACTCAGCCACATAGAACGGAGATGTAATGACCAGAGACGAATTAAAATTTGATTATTTCGATTGGATGTATGGTCTGGTATGTGATACAAAATATCCGAAGAAATTATCATATAGAAAGCTATTAAATTTTCTCCATAATATGGATTTCACATATCAGCTTACTATGGACAGCAATCGATTTGAGGACGGTATTGAACTACGTTATCGATTTGGATACGAGAACGGATATGACTGCTCTGTTATAGCGAATTATCTGGATGATAGTCCATGTAGCGTATTGGAGATGCTAATAGCACTTTCAATTCGTTTAGAGGAACATATTATGGACGACCCAGAGATTGGTGACAGAACAGGACAATGGTTCTGGAATATGATTACTAATCTTGGGCTGGGCTCTATGGATGACAGAAAATTTAATGAGAATCGTGTTGAAGATATTGTAACAAGATTTTTAGAGAGGCAGTATGAGCCAGACGGGCAAGGCGGATTATTTACACTTGAAAATTGTCACTATGACTTGAGAAAAGTGGAAATTTGGTATCAGGCATGTTGGTATCTTGACAGTATTACTTGATTTGAAAGGAGATTACTTATTATGAACGATTTAGTAAGTTATATTTTTAGAAATATGAATGCTACAGATAAGCACCTTGTACGCATTTACAAAGCATTGGTGCATCAGAACAAATTTAATAAGGCTGTGACATTATTTAGTATCGTTACAACCTTAAATTTACTTGCGATGCGTGCTGACAGTAAAAAGATGCAGCAGGAAATCACAGCTTTGCGAAAAGAAATTGATGGGTTAAAGGAATCGGAAGGAGTATAAAAATGTGATGTTGGATTTTATGGTGGTTTCAACGCGTAGTACAAAGCGCGGAACAATAGAAATCTATCCAAAGTTCCTTATTAAAAAAAGCACAGATCTTATGATTCGAGGTGGTGATTTTTACGCTATCTGGATAGAAGAACGTGGTTTATGGTCTACCGATGAACAGGATGCTTTACAACTTATAGACCGCGAACTGGATAGATATGCTGAGGAGAATCGCCAACGCTTTAACTCAGATATTAAAGTCCTGCATATGTGGGACGCTGAGAGCGGAATGATTGACTCTTGGCATAAATACTGTCAGAAGCAATTACGAGACAGTTTTCATACGCTTGACGATAAACTTATATTTTCCAATACGGAAACAACAAAAAAAGATTATGCGAGCAAGCGGCTTAATTATCCTCTTGAAGAGGGGGATATAACAGCATACGAAAAACTGATTAGCACTTTATATTCTCCTGAAGAACGAATGAAGATAGAGTGGGCTATCGGTTCAATAGTATGTGGTGAATCGCAGAAATTACAGAAATTTCTCGTACTATATGGAGCAGCAGGTACAGGTAAATCAACAATTTTAAATATTATTCAGCAATTATTTGAGGGTTACTACTCAGTCTTTGATGCAAAAGCATTAGGGTCTAGTAGTAACTCTTTTGCATTGGAGGCGTTTAAAAGTAATCCATTAGTGGCTATTCAGCATGATGGAGACTTGTCAAGGATTGAGGATAATACAAGGCTTAACAGTTTGGTATCTCATGAGCTGATGACTGTAAATGAGAAATTCAAATCAACATATGCAAATCGCTTCAAATGTTTCTTATTTATGGGAACTAACAAACCGGTACGTATTACAGATGCCAAATCTGGTCTTATAAGACGACTGATTGATGTATCTCCATCTGGAAATAAGCTTAATCCAAAGGAATACAAAACAATTGTAAAACAGGTTAGCTTTGAACTTGGAGCAATTGCTTATCATTGTCAGGAAATATATTTGGATAATCCTGGCAGATACGACGATTATATTCCAATTTCAATGCTTGGTGCATCTAATGATTTTTATAACTTTATAGCTGATTCTTATTATGTGTTTAAAAAAGAAGACGGAACAACCCTTAAAGCAGCTTGGGAAATGTATAAGAATTACTGTGATGAAGCGAAAGTTGGCTATCCGTTATCAAGAAGAGCATTCCAGGAAGAATTGAAGAACTATTTCAAGGATTTCCAGGAGAGATTTAATTTTGATGACGGTTCAAGAGTACGAAGCTATTATATAGGATTTAAGACAGATAAGTTTGAAAGTGATGCTCAGACAAAGAAAAAAGATACACCAAAAACTTATCAAATAGAGTTCAAAGAACAGACATCTATATTTGATTCTGTATGTGCGGATTGTCCAGCACAATATGCTTCGCAAAATGAAACCCCACAGCAGAAGTGGGAAAAAGTAAAAACAAAATTATCTGCTCTGGATACTTCACAAATTCATTACGTGAAAGTTCCAGAAAATCACATTGTCGTAGATTTTGATATTCCGGATGAGACTGGAAATAAATCTTTTGAAAGGAATTTGGAAGCTGCTAGTAAGTTGCCACCGACTTATGCAGAACTGAGTAAAAGTGGTCAAGGGATACATCTTCATTATTTATATTCTGGAGACCCTTCTCAGTTAAGCAGAATCTACGACGACCATATAGAGGTAAAAGTATTTACTGGTAAAAGCTCATTAAGAAGAAAACTAACGAAATGCAACAATTTACCAATAGCTACTATATCCTCTGGGTTACCAATGAAAGGAGAAGACAAAATGGTAAATTTTGATGCCATAAAAAGCGAGAAAGGACTTAGAACCCTTATAAAGAGAAATCTTAATAAGGAAATCCACCCTGGAACTAAGCCAAGTATCGATTTCATATACAAAATATTGGAGGATGCTCATAGTAGTGAACTCAAATATGATGTAACAGATATGCGTAATGCTGTATTAGCATTTGCAGCGAACAGCTCTCATCAGGCAGAGTATTGTATAAAGCTCGTTAATAAGATGCAGTTCAAATCGGAAGAAAATTCAAACGCTGTAAAAAACGATGATGCAAAGTTGGTATTCTATGATATCGAGGTATTCCCAAACCTGTTCTTGGTCAACTGGAAAATAGAGGGTGAGGGAAAGCCTGTTGTCAGAATGATTAACCCGACACCAAGTGAAATTGAGGAACTGATACAGTTTAGATTGGTTGGGTTTAACTGTCGGCGATATGATAACCATATTATGTACGCCAGATTAATGGGGTATACAAACGAACAGCTGTTTAACTTATCGCAAAAGATTATTAATAACAGTCCGAATTGTTTCTTCGGGGAAGCCTATAATATTTCGTTCACAGATGTGTATGATTTCTGCTCAAAGAAGCAATCTCTTAAAAAATGGGAAATCGAATTGAGTAACAAGGCTAATGATCCATATTCGAAGATGGATGATGAAGTCAGAGCATTATGTAAAAAGATAAAGCATCACGAGCTTGGACTTCCTTGGGATCAGCCTGTTCCAGAAGAACTTTGGACAAAGGTAGCAGAATATTGCGATGATGATGTTATCGCTACAGAGGCTACATATAAAGCAAATCTTGGTGATTTTGTTGCTAGAGAAATTTTGGCAGAGTTAGCTAATGGTTCAGTAAACGATACCACCAATAGTTTGACTACAAAATTTATATTTGGAAAGAACCGCAATCCTCAGAGTGAATTTATGTATAGAGATTTGTCTGAGCCGGTTACGGAATTACCAGATGATGTATTAGCATTCTTAAAAGAGGCAAAGCCGGAGATGATGGCTGAGCCATTCCACGGACCCAAAGGTGATAGTTTATTACCATATTTTTCAGACTATAGATTCGAGAACGGAAAATCCCTTTACAGAGGTGAAGAAGTTGGAGAAGGCGGAGAAGTATGGGCGGCTCCTGGAATGTACGGACGTTCGGAAACGGAAGATGTCGGTTCGATGCACCCTAACTCAGCTATATCTGAATGCTTATTTGGACCAGATTTCACAAAGAGGTTTAAAGATATTTTAGACATTCGTATCTGTATTAAGCATGGTGATTTTGATGAGGTACGTGATATGTTTGAAGGAGCATTAGCCAAATATCTTGATGATACCGGCAAGGCAAAGGCACTGGCTCAAGCATTGAAGATCGCAATTAACTCAGTATATGGATTAACAGCCGCAGGATTTATGAATGCTTTCAGAGACTCAAGAAATAAGGATAATATCGTAGCAAAGCGAGGAGCATTGTTTATGATTGACCTTAGACATGAAGTTGAAGCACAGGGATACAAAGTAATTCACATTAAGACGGATTCTATTAAGATTGAAAATCCGGATGATTATATTCTTGATTTCATTTGCAAGTATGGTAAACGCCACGGATATGATTTCGAGATAGAGCATATATTTGACAGGATTTGCTTGGTCAATAATGCCGTATATGTTGCAAAATTGGCTGATGATGACCCAGAAAAGCCAGGAACGTGGACCGCTACAGGAACTCAGTTTCAGATTCCTTATGTATTTAAAAGTCTTTTTAGTAAAGAAGATATTAAATTTGAGGATATGTGTGAAACGAAGTCTGTAAGCGGTTCTTTATATTTAGACTTAAATGAAAATTTACCAGATGTATCTCAGTATGAGAAGGAGTTTAGTAAAGCCGAGAGTGATTTCAAGAAAGGCTTATTATCTGATACGACATTTGAAAGCACTTGTCAGAAATTAAATCCACTTATTGCAGAGGGACATAATTATCGCTTCATCGGTAAAGTTGGACAATTCTGTCCTATAAAAGACGGATGCGGTGGCGGATTACTTATGCGTGAAAAAGACGGTAAGTATTATGCCGCAACAGCTACAAAGGGCTATAGATGGCTTGAATCTGAGATGGTCAGAGAATTAGATAAGGTTAATGACATCGATAGGTCTTACTATGACAAACTTGCAAATGAGGCGGTAGATACTATTTCGCAGTATGGTGATTTCGAATGGTTCGTATCGGATGATCCATATATAACAGAAAAGAAGCAGAATGCACCAAAGCTTATGCCTTGCGGAGATGCTAAATACGCAACTTGTTTTGACTGTCCATATTTTAATGATGATGTGCATCATATGAATTGCAGTAAAAATTATGATATTTCAGAAGTAATTTCAAGTCAGGTGATGAACCCACCTGTAGAAACAAAATAATAATTAAAGGAGATTTTATCATGGCTAATAAAGCAGTAGGAAACATTAAAATTGAAGGGGCTCATATCATATTTAGAAACTTTAGAGGAGAGGAGTCCAAGTACAATCGTGATGGAGATAGAAACTTCTGCGTACTCATTGAAGACGATACGGATGTTGAGCAGTTATCAAAAGATGGTTGGAATGTAAGAATTCTTGAGCCTAGAGACGATGGTGATGAGCCAAAGCATTATATTCAGGTAGCTGTAAGTTATAAGAACATTCCACCAAATATTTATATGGTGACAAGAAAAGCGACTACCGAATTAGATGAGGATTCTATCAGCACATTGGATTTTGCTGAAATAAGTAATGTCGATTTGGTTATAAGACCATATTCTTGGGAAGTGAATGGAAAAACTGGAATCAAGGCATATGTCAAGACGATGTATGTAACTATCGAAGAGGATGAGTTTGCTGAAAAATATGCAAGAGAAGAAGCTACAGTAGAGGATGGGGTTCCATTCTATTAAAATCTGCGGGTGTCAGCTAATTATGGTTGGCACCCATTTATATTTGAAAGGAGACGCATATGTTCTTTAAGAAAAAGTCATTTAATAAGCCGAAGCCACCGGTTGAGAATGTGACAAAGAAATGGGAACCGACAATTGATTTATCAAACATTGATAAAAAGAAAACGGTCGAACCAAAACAAAAAGTAGAAATGAAAACAGAAAAAATGCCGGTTGGGACATTTTCAAAAGACTTTCTGAATGAGTTTAATAAACTGACAAGAACTCATAGACCATTCGATGTTTGGAGAGATTTTGTAATTATGTTTGCTTGTGCAATATCGAATCCTCTTGACAAATTTCACTATAAGGACAGAGAAGAAAGATATTTAAGTATCATCCATAAATACAATAAGGACGAACAGATGATATTTCCTAAACTGGCTGCATATACAACAATGGCATTGGACGCTAATCCGGAACAGGATTTCTTAGGAAAAATATTTATGGATTTAGGACTTGGTAATAGTTCAGCCGGTCAGTTCTTCACACCATATTCAGTTTGTCAGTTGATGGCAGATGTTGTTACCAGTGATTTGGACGATAATCTTCAAGACAAGTTAGAAAAGCAAGGTTATATTTCTCTTGCTGATGAATGTTGTGGAGCAGGAGCAACCCTTATAGCAGCTATTAATACCATTAAAAGAAAGATGGAAAAAGCAACACCATCGATGAACTTTCAAAGACATTTATTGGTTGTTGGACAGGATATTGATGAAACGGTTGCTCTTATGTGCTATATACAAATTTCTTTACTTGGTGTAGCTGGTTATATAAAAGTTGGAAATTCTATAACAGATCCGATGACCACAGATGACGATAAGAGCAAATATTGGTATACACCTATGTACTTTTCGGATATTTGGATGATTAGGAGATTTTGATATGGCGGGTGTTACATTAAGAGACTATCAATTAGATGCAATAAAAAGGATGAAAACTGGTTGCATTTTATGTGGTGGTGTTGGAAGTGGAAAATCCTTAACTTCAATAGCTTATTACTATGTGCGAAATGGTGGAATTATTGGGACTGATATTTATGAACCAATGGATGATCCGCCTAAAGATTTGTATATTATAACAACTGCCAGAAAGCGTGATACTTGCGAATGGGATGGAGAGTTAGCACCATTTCTATTATCTACACACGACGATGTAAATTTATATTCTAACAAAGTGATCGTGGACTCGTGGAATAACGTGAAGAAGTATTCAGATGTAAAGGATGCCTTCTTTATATTTGATGAGCAAAGAGTTGTTGGAAGCGGAACATGGGTTAAGGCATTCTTGAAGATTGCAAAAAGTAACGAGTGGATTTTGTTATCTGCCACACCCGGGGACACTTGGCAAGATTATATACCGGTTTTTGTTGCGAATGGATTCTATAAAAATAGAAGCGAATTTACAAGAGAGCACATTGTTTATAGCAGATTTAGCAAGTTTCCTAAGATTGACAGATACCTTAATACGGAACGCTTGATCAGGCTTCGGAATAAAATTCTTGTTAATATGGATTTCAAACGAGAAACGGTATCACATCACGAAGATATTTATGTTGGATATGACGCCATTAAATATAAGGAAGTAACTAAAAATAGATGGGACCCATATAAAAATGAACCCCTCCAGAATGCAGCAGGGCTTTGCTATGTATGGCGGAAGCTTGTAAATATGGATGAATCAAGACAAGTGGCTTTGCTTGAGGTTATGGAGAAGCATCCGAAAGCTATTATATTTTACAACTTTGATTATGAGTTGGAGCTATTGAAAAATATTCTGACGGAATATGAAGTTGCCGAATGGAACGGTCATAAGCATCAACCAGTTCCAACAAGTGATAAATGGGCTTATCTTGTTCAATACAATGCTGGAGCAGAAGGATGGAACTGCATCACAACGGATACAATTATATTCTTCTCACAAAATTATTCTTACAAAATAATGGCTCAATCAGCAGGAAGGATTGACAGAATGAATACACCATTTAAAGACTTATATTATTATCACTTGAAATCTCGCTCTGGAATTGATACAGCCATAGCCAGAGCATTAAAAGAGAAAAAGACGTTTAATGAAAGGAGATACGTAAAATGGTAAACAATTCAGTAAAGGTAGTAGGACAGATACGATTAGGTAGTAGTGTTCTTGATGTGTATGGTGATTTGGATGAACCATTGTTCAAGGCAGCAGATATAGCAAATATTATTGAGTATAGTTACGGAAATACGTGGCGAATGCTTGATATGTGCGAGGCTGATGAAAAGCTGAACCTACCAATGGTAGTTGCAGGTCAGAGAAGATCTGTAAGTTTTGTAAATGAGCACGGATTGTATAGTATTCTTTCACAGAGTAGAAAAGAAATTGCCAGAGCTTGGAGAAGGGTTGTTCACGATGAACTTATCAATCTCAGACGAACAAAAGGGTTTGATATTTCCGAGCAGTTTGATGAATGGAACAACGCTATGGACAATATATATTTTGACGAAGCAACCGGACAGCTTATGCAATCAGTCACTACTCCTGGCGGAGATGTAGAACAGATACCATATAAAGGATAGGTGCTTTATGGAAAATTTATATTTTGAAGTTGATTTTGAAAAGTATTGCAAGACCTGTGAGCATAAAGACTTGGACGAGAGATGCGACCCTTGTTGTGAGTGCTTAGACCATGGTAGCAATACACAATCAGAAAGACCTGTAAATTGGAAGGAGAAGAATGAATAAAGGTACAGAAATAGAAAAGGTAATTGCATATTTAGAAAAACGAAAACAAGAAGGATATACACATGTAGCTATAACAACACCAGATAAAATGTATGATTCAAGTATTTTTTATGACGAATGCAGTAGTAAAAATGAAGGTGTGCTGCGTATAGGTTCATCATGCCCTAGGTGTTTGACCTGCTTTAACTATAGTAAGTACCGAAAGGAGGATATTCAATAATGAGAGATACAGTTTTAGTAAGCATTGATTATGATGATAAGACCAATAAAGGTGTATTGTGTGTTGGAAGACAGTTGCCGAATAAATCTGTTGATATTGTTAATGCGATCGATGGTCCGGAAGCTAAGGAGCTGTTTGAAAAGTTAATCACAAAAAAGGCGGTGAAGAAATGAGTTTCCAGTATGACCAATATTTAGCAAATCACAGAGCTAATGTTAAAAGAGGATTTGACTGGCTATGTGAGAATTTACCGGATGTCACAAATGATATTTCAGATGCAGTCTGGCAGATTGAATTTGCTCATGATAAGTCTAAAGATGAAGAGGACGAGTATAATGCATACGATGCATATTTTTATGGAAACAACAGGTCTTATAAAGTCGTCCAGGATTATCAAAAAGCATGGCTGATACATATTCATAGAAACCCACATCACTGGCAGTATTGGATACTTATTCATGACGATATGGAAAATGGAGAATTAGAGACCATTCTTGAAATGCCATACGATTATATCGTGGAGATGATTTGTGATTGGTGGGCTTTTAGTTGGAGTACTGGAAATCTGTATGAGATATTTAACTGGTATACCGAACATTCTAAATTTATGAAGCTTGCACCTAGAACTAGAGAAACTGTTGAGAATATTCTTGATAAGATAAGGAACAGACTTGATAGTATGGAAGTTGAGCATAGTGGTGTAAAAGGAATGAAGTGGGGTGTTAGGAATGGTCCTCCATATCCGATAAAAGATAACGGACGTGTTGCAGCTGTACAGAAACATGGTAAAATAGTAGAAGATGCAATTAATTCTGGCGAAGTAATAAAAACAATAAACAAAGACAAGCAGAATCGTCATAACAAAACGCAGCATACACCTGGAAGAAGTTACTTAAATGGCGATATAGAGTATGCACAGAAATTAGTTGATAAATACAGCGGAACTGGAGAATCAAAACTTGACCGTAATGGAAAGTGGAATCATCGAGAAAGAATATTTGCCGATGAGGATATTGGTATATATGTGGACGAGCAAGGTGTGGAAACACCATCAAATGTTGGAATGATAATATATTCTAATACTGGCACACATATTTATCCAGCACGAAGAAAGGAGAACGAATAAATGAAACTCAATCAAAGTCTTGAGGGAAAGAACGTGAAAATAACTTGCACGGACGGTGAAGTGTTCACTGGTATTGTAAGTGATTATATTTTCCCAGATGATAATGAGCCAGAGGGCGTTGCTGCCATAGATATTGACAATTGCCCTCAAAAATTAGGCGAAAGCGTTAGCTTTAATGAAAATGAAATAAAAGATATTGAAATAATGGAATAGGTGATATTTTATGACAGATTTTAATATTAAAGAATATCTTGGTGGCTTAACAAGTCATGTTATGTTTGAATACAATGGATATTCTTGCGGAGTAGATCCATTATCACTTGACAAATTTGATATGTGGTATGGTGATAAAAGTATGACTGCTCATTCAATTGAAGAAGTTATGGACACAAAATTCTTTGACGGGAAATCCCTTGAAGATATTTGGGATGATATAACGGATTTAGAATACTAATTTATATTTACGAAACCCATGAGTCTTTTATAGGCTTGTGGGTTATTTTTATTTAAAGGAGACGAATACAATGGAAAATAATATTATTGCAGTAGATTTTGATGGAACTTTATGTGAGAACAAATACCCTGAGATCGGCGAGCCAAATATGGAGCTTATTGATTTTCTTATGAATTGCCAGTTGAACGGAGATAAGGCTATTCTTTGGACTTGTAGAAACGAGGAACAGACAAAGGCAGCTGTTAATTGGTGTTCAGAGAAAGGACTTGTCTTTGACGCTGTTAATGAGAATCTTCCAGAAATTATTACTGAGTTCGGTGGAGATACCAGAAAGATATTTGCAAATATTTATATCGATGACAGGAATGTATCTTTATATTCTTGCAGAGAAAAGACCTCTATGGATTTATGGGCTGAAAATGAGGTGGAGCTGGCTTGCGAACATGAGAAATCTGGTGATGATGGATGTGCTTGCTACAGAAGTGCATTAAAGGCATTTAATAGTCTTATGGAGGATAGACATAGCGGTATGAGTATTGGAATTACTAAAAATATTCTTAACCGCTTAATTGCAGGAAAGCCATTAACGCCAATTGTAGATACTGATGGCATTTGGGATGCCGGTGGTAGTTTTGAGAAAAATGGAGAGAAATCAATTCAGTGCAAACGAATGAGTTCTTTGTTTAAGCATATCAAAGAAGATGGCTCAATTAGTTACAACGATGTAACAAGAGCTGTATGTGTGAGTATCAATAACCCGAACAATACTTATCATAGCGGATTAATTGATATGATTATGGATGAGATGTTTCCTATCACTATGCCATATATGCCGTCAACAAAACCATTCTATGTATATTGTGAGGATTTCTTATATGACACAGAAAATGGGGACTTTGATACCGTTGGCGTATTCTATGTGATTACTCCAAATGGAGAAAAGGTTAAGATTAACCGCTTCTTTGCAGAGAAAGATAATAAGTTTGAAGAGATTGATATTTTCAAATATGACGCAAGAAAAGAGGCTGCGGAGCAATTAAAGAAAGCTAATGTCCAGAGAGGAGCTGGAGAATGAACAGAACTAGATTTATTCAAGGTTTAAATAGTAATATTGAACTTTCTGATAAAGAGAGAAGGCGAGCTATACGAAATAGTATAAATAAAAGACCTTGGAAATTAAATTGTACTATTGCTATGGAGGAATTCGCAGAACTTACACAGCAGGTTAGCAAACAAATTAGAGGTTATGGTGACAGAATTGGACTCATAGAAGAGATGGCAGATGCTTATATTTGCTTGAAACTTCTGGAGTCCATTTTTAATATCTCACCAGAAGATATGCAGAAAGCAATTGATGTGAAGATGGATAGAGAAAGGAAAAGATAGTGAATCGAACAACAAAAATTAATGTTCTTGCATATGCTTCACGACCAGAAATGGATATCAACTACTTCGGAGATATTGTGGAATATCAGGGAAAAAGATATTTCGTCAGCCTCTCCGAAGAAGTGGTTGAATTTCGTGGGATTGTGAAAGAGGAGGAAAACATATGAGCAACAATATAAGCACGATGTATACAAAGGACAAAAACCAAAAAGCTGGACGAAAAGGATATGTTAATTGGAAGACTGAAAAAGAAACTGCTATATCTCCAGCGGCTTATGGCGATTATATTTTACAGCATAGGAAAAGAGGTGGAAAAAGATGAAATTAATTGAGTTTAAAGCTGAACTAATAACTCGTTGGTATGAAATAGCACCTTTTTCAGAAATATCGATATGCGAGGATGACCGTTATGGAGGTTCATTAAAGATACATATTGAATGGATTTGCAGAGGAACGGTACGTTGCTATGATACTTTACTTAGTTATAGTGAACTTTCAGACACAAAATATAATGCGATGGATACTATATTAAACACACTCACAGGAGCTTATTATTCAACACTTCTTTTAAAGAATAAGGAGAAATTATGATTAGATTAATAGTAGATGGATATTGCGAAAACTGTCCTGAATTTTGTGCTAATGTAAAAAAAAACACATGTATACACCGATGAATTACAGATCACTAATACAGTAATTATGTGCGAGCATAGAAACAGATGTAAATGTATAAAAGACATGATACAAAAAGAGAAAGTGAGGTTAGGCGATGATTAAATTAAAAGATGTATTATTAACTGCATGTGGTCATGTAGCTATTATGAAAAATATGTTCCCGGTTATGATCATTGATTGTAAGTATAATATGTGGGAAGGTCTCTCAAAAGATTTATTAAATAGAGAAGTTGTAAAAATAGATACTTATAATGATAAAATCAGAGTTTGGTTAAAAGAGGAGGAAAAGAAATGATTAAAGAATTTTTTGAAGCACATAATCATTTGTGTTTTAAGCTTCAACATATTGGTAGATATGGTGGCGGATGGAAAATGCAAATATGTAACATCACGTTAGATCTTGGTTGTACTGAGCCTATTTATGAGCATATCATATTAGATTCTGATATAAAGGATTCAAATGCAGATTTTGAAACTATGATAATGGCTCCGGTTATCAGCTGGTGGAATCATTCTAGGGATGTCAATAAGTACAAATATACAATTAAAAAGAAATAGGAGAGAAACAAAAATGAAAACATTTAAAATAATAATAATATTAATATGCTGTCATTTGATAGGCGATTATACATTCCAATCTGATTTTATAGCAAATAGAAAAGGAAAAAAATGGTATTATTTAATTGTGCATTGTGTACTATATTGCTTACCATTCCTCATTTTCTTTGATTTTACTTGGCAGATTTTGGTTATATTTATTACACATTTAATAATTGATGCCTTAAAGGATAGATATCACAAAATTAATTACGTTACCGACCAGGTACTACATTATATTGTAATGTTAGTTTATTTATTATAGGAGGTTAAGCATGATTAAATTAGAAAATGTGGTTCTGGCAAGTCCAGATCAGATGAAGTTTATTATTGAGGGCATGAGGAACCCTATGAATTCATGGGATAATAGTGACAGTAGTTGTGGAAAAGCAACAAGGGAGACTAATATTCAATGGTCTGATGACTATTTTATTGGAACTAATGATGCTAATCTTATGCAGCGTCTCTCAAATGCTGGTACAGACCATAGAAAGTTTATGAGGATGATGCCGGTGTATGTGAGAATTACAGCACCTTTATATTGGTGGAAAGAATTTGATACTTATAAGGTTGGTACGGTTGCTAATAGCTGTAGTACAATGCATAAGATTGCTGAGAAGGAGTTTACTAGAGAAGACTTTAGCGATGATCATTTAATAGATATTAACACAGCATTAACAAATCATATTACGATTAAAGAATACCCATATTTACGGGAATTAACTCCGATAGACATATTAAATGATACTATTTCTATGCTAAATAAGCTTAGAAAATTATATTTGATTTGGGATGAGGTCGACGACGAAGAAAAATCCATATTAAGTACTCACGGTTTTCTCACTAAAAAAGATATTTGGTGGCAGATGATACAGCTTCTTCCGAGCAGCTATAATCAGACTCGTAATGTCATGATGAATTATGAGACTCTGGCAAATATTTATAAGTCTCGTAAAGACCATAAGCTGGATGAATGGAGAGAATTCTGCCGATGGATTGAGAGTTTACCATATTCTGAATTGGTTACTGGAGGTACAGAATGAAAAAATGGTGTAAGTACATTTGGTACAGCTTAATTGTAACGATATGCGGTTTTATATTATCTTTTATCATAAAAGAGAGTGTATTGATTTGTGATATTTATGTAATGACGACTATTTTATTATTTTCTAAGGAGTGATATTTTGACAGTTACGGTAAAAGACTACTGGAAATCTCATGTCAGTTCTGTAATTTATGGATATTGCGTTTGCGGGCGAGAGGTACAGCACTCAGCTAAGAAGATTGATGAAAAGTGCCCATTATGCGGAGCAACTCTTGAGTGGGATTTATCAGATAAGAAATTATGGCATAACGGAAAGGAGAACAAAACAATATGACACATGATAAATATGATACTGATATTTTAAAAACTCTAAAGTCTATAGATGCGAGTTTGAAAAGTATCGCCAAAAGTGTACAGCCAGTAAACACAACAGTTACGATTGACGACAATTCGGAAGATGCTGTAAGAGACTTCTTAAATTCATTACATCAGAAAAATATTCAACAGGAGGAAATTAAAGATGACAATTAATGAGTTATTACCTATTTTAATACTGTTATTTGCGGTGTTTATCTTGGTATACACACTTACAACCAGAATTTTGGAAATTTTTGAATATAAGTTAAAGTTGAGAGCGACCAGGCTGAGAGCGACCAGTGAAATTATGAAGACTATGATTGAAAAAGGTTCAAATGTGAATATTGAGAACCTCATGAATGAGTTAGACAGAGAAAAGAAGGATAAGAAATAACAGGCTAAGGAGAAGTAAATGCGTATGATTAGTGGGTTCGGTTACAGAAATTCAGAAGGTTATCCGGACCCAACTGCATATAGTGCAATAAATAATGTAGAAAAAACACCTGTAGAAAACAAAACATCACCAGAAGATGAAGAACGTTTTCACAAGCTTTTAAATACTATATTTACTATATGTGAGTTGGCTGGATTTCATATTGAAGGAAGAATTGTTATAAAAGACTGTAAAACAGGTAAAATTTGGAGGTAACAGTATGGAATACGATGATATTTTACAGGCATTATGTGATGTGTGGGAAAGAGTTAAGGAAATTATGAAGAGATTTGCCGAACGTATAAGGGAACTTTTCGATAGAGACTTTTACGTTCGTGCCGAGTATACATATATTCCAATATTCCGCAGAAATATGCCGTATCACAGAAGAAATTTTTAAGATTTGGAGGTGAATTTACAGGTGAATAAGCGTGGAAGACCGCCTAGAGACGACAGAGAAGTGAAAAATAAGCAGTATAGATTGCGTTTGTCGGACGGTGAGGAGTCTATTTTGGATGAATTATCGACTGAATATGGTATGCCAAAGGCTGAAATTCTGAGAAGAGGACTAAGAATGCAACATAATTTGCTGAGACATACTGGGTAAATTGATAAAAATTGGCTGAATTCTTGGATATCCATTTAATCATTTTTGGTCATTTTCTGCCCACTTTTGGGAAAATAAAAACGGGCAGAGACTGAAAAATTTGGGCAAAAGTGTGAAAAATATTTAATGGATATCCAACTTTGGTCAAAAATTTGGGTTTTCTGCCCACTTTTTAAAACGTTTTTGTCCATAAACTGAATGCCCGCAAACCCAGTATTTATGCGGGTTCCGAGTTCTTGGATATCCAACTTTGGTCAAAAACCCACTTTTTTTTTAACTTTAATGTGAAGAAAAAGTTTAATAAATATATATAATTAGCAAAAATTTTTGGGTTTTTGTCCAAGAAGGTAGTTCCAGCTCAAGAAGCGACTTTAAATTTAGTTTCAGCTATGATATAATGTTGATAGTTTAAATATGGAGGGAAATATAATGAATGATAAAAACGATAGTGCGATTAAACCGATTGAAAGTTTCGAGATAATGGCTTGTGACGAATTACCAAATAAAAGTAAACTAAAAAAATTAGAATTATCATCTAATCAGAAAGCAAGTATCAGTATGTTACACCAAGAACTTCCATCAATCATGGCTGCTCAAACATTAGCAAATGCATATATTCTGAATCTTCCAAATGGTGTTTCAATATCAGATTTAATGCATTATAAGAATGGGCAATTAGGTACGCCATTTTATGGAGAACACGGAATTGCAGGACATGCATCGTTGACACAAATGCGACAGCAAGCTGTATTGATGGGGGCTTTTAGTGTAATGGCAATGGCTTCGGGACAATATTTCTTAAAAAATATTAATAATAATCTGACAGTTATTAATCAAAAAGCAGATAAGATTCTTGAGTTTCTTTATGGGGATAAAAAAGCTGAGTTGATGTCAGAAGTTAGTTTTGTTAATTCTGCATATCAGAATTACAATTCAATCATGGGATATGATAATCAGAGAACAGCAACAATTATTAGCCTACAGGCAGCAAGAAAAACAGCGGTAAAAGATATAGAGTTCTATATGTCAGATTTGGATTCTTTAGTAAAGTCTAAAGACAGTAATGATTTAGAACAGTTTGTTAATAAAGCTTTTAAGATTAAAGATTGTTTACAATTATCAGTACAACTGTATTGCATGAGCACTATACTTGAAGTCTTTTACTCACAAAATTTTGAAACAGATTATATTACTTATGTTGAAAAAGATATTCTTACATATATCGATAAGTGTGAAAAACGTCTTTTATCCAGTTTCTCGGCTATAGAGATGTATGTTATAAATTTTAAAGGACATCCACTAAAGAAAATTGACAAATCCATTTATGAGAATCGAATTGCTGAATATGTAGAGTTACTTGGAAATGGAAAAGAGTTCATTGAGCGAAAACCATTGCAATCAGTTTTACAGTCTTGCCTACAAAATCAAGTATGTTATTTGGATAAGGATGGAGAATTATATTTAAAGATTGCATAATAAACATAAATAACTTTATTGAGACAGAGATGCTTAATCGTATCTCTGTTTTTTTTTACGCTCTTTTTTTGCACGCGAAAAATACATTCCCTTTTATGAGGAGAGAGGTAAAATATGCATTTTTAACAGCATTCACTTTCTCTTTTGATATTTGTGAAAGGAGCTTACAAAATGTTAGAAAACAAATTCCAGGCTAATCTAATTAAAGAACTTAAAAGACTTTTTCCTGGATGCATCGTTATGAAGAATGATGCAAGTTATATTCAAGGTATTCCAGACCTGCTAATTCTTTATAATGATAAGTGGGCTTCTTTGGAATGTAAAAAAAGTGCGTCGGCTAGTAAACAGCCTAATCAAGAATATTATGTGGACCAAATGAACAGGATGTCTTTTTCTCGTTTCATTTGTCCGGAAAACAAGGAGAAAGTATTATATGAACTTCAACAATCATTCCAATCTTGAAGGACAGCACGCATTTCTCGGAGCTAGTAAATATCATTGGATTAATTATAGCGAAGATAAAGTTGCCGATGCCTATTCAAAATTTCTTGCTACTCAGAAAGGAACTGTGTTACATGCATTTGCTGCACAGTGTATTTCTTTGGGACAGAAATTACCAAAGTCACAAAAGACTTTAAATATGTATGTTAATGATGCCATTGGTTATAAGATGACACCAGAACAGGCATTATTCTATTCTGAAAACTGCTTTGGAACAGCAGACTCAATTTCATACAGATCCGGATTACTTAGAATTCATGATTTGAAGACAGGAGTAATTCCGGCACACATGGAGCAGCTTATGATTTATGCCGCTCTTTTTTGTTTGGAATATAAAGTAAAACCTGCTGATATTGATATGGAATTAAGAATTTATCAGAACAACGAAGTTCTGTATCATAATCCAACAGCAGAAGATATTGTTCCAATTATGGATAAAATTATTACCTTTGATAAGGTCATAAGAAAAATAAAAGAACAGGAGGGTTAATCGATGAATCGAATAGCTAAAGTATTATCTCAGATTTCAGATGATATGCTTATGCATTATGGTGTTGCCAGAAGATCTGGTCGATATCCATGGGGTTCTGGAGATAACCCTTATCAGCATAGCGGAGATTTTCTGAGTCGTGTGCAGTCTTTAAAAAAGTCTGGTATGAGTGAAACAGATATTGCTAAGACTATGGGACTTACAACAACTCAGCTTAGAACACAAATGAGTCTGGCTAAAGATGAAAGAAGAGCGGTGCAGGTTGCAACAGCCAAAGACCTTAGAGAAAAAGGTTACAGTTTGAACGAAATTGCTGATAAGATGGGATTTGCAAATGACTCATCTGTAAGGTCTTTATTGAATGAAAATTCAGAAACCAGAATGAATCAGGCGAAAGCTACAGCTGATGTTCTTAGAAAGCTTATTGATAAAAAGGGCATGATTGATGTCGGTACTGGAGTTGAAAGAGAGCTTGGAGTTTCAAAAGAGAAACTTAACCAGGCTCTTTATATTTTGGAAATGGAAGGTTATCCAATTTATGGAGGTGGAGTTCCACAGGTTACTAATCCTGGAAAGCAGACAAATATAAAAGTAATCTGTCCACCCGGAACAGAGCATAAAGACATTTACAATTATGATGATGTGCATTCAGTAAAAGATTATATTTCTTATGATGGCGGTGAATCTTTCAGAAAAGGATTTGAATATCCTTCTAGTATGGATTCTAATCGACTTGCTATCAGATACAAAGAAGATGGCGGTATTAACAAAGATGGCGTTATAGAACTTCGTAGAGGAGTCCAGGATTTATCATTAGGCGATTCGCATTATGCACAGGTTCGAATAATGGTGGATGGAAAGAAATATCTGAAAGGAATGGCTGTCTATTCTGATGATATGCCAGATGGTGTTGATGTTATTTTCAATACCAATAAATCAAAATCTGTTCCTAAAATGGAAGTTCTCAAGGATATTAAGAATGACCCAGATAATCCTTTTGGTTCTTTGATAAAGGAACATGGTGGTCAAAGCTATTACGATGACCCAAAAGGAAAATATACAGACCCTGTAACTGGAAAGAAACAGAGCTTGTCGTTAATCAATAAAAGAGCCGAAGAAGGAGATTGGGGCGAATGGAGTAAAACACTTCCATCTCAGTTCTTATCAAAACAGAGCCTATCTCTTATTAAAAAACAGCTAGGTCTTGCAACAGCAGATAAGCAATCCGAATTTGATGAGATTTGTTCGTTGACCAATCCTACAGTAAAGAAAACTTTATTGAAATCATTTGCTGATGATTGTGATTCGGCGGCTGTTCATTTACAGGCAGCAGCATTACCAAGACAGAAATACCAGGTAATACTTCCATTGACGACGATTAAAGATAATGAAGTTTATGCACCAAACTATAAGGATGGTGAAACAGTCGCTTTAATTCGTTATCCACATGGTGGAACTTTTGAGATACCAATTTTGAAAGTAAATAATAAGTTAGCTGAAGGAAAGAGAGTTCTTGGTAATACTCCGGCTGATGCCATTGGTATTAATAAAAAGAATGCTGACAGATTATCCGGAGCCGACTTTGATGGTGATACTGTAATGGTAATACCTTGTAATTCTTCAAAGAGCAAAGTAAAAATTACTTCTACACATTCTTTAAAAGGATTAGAGGATTTTGATACAAAGGATGAATATGGTCCAGATTCCAGCAAACCTGTAAAAGTAGATTCTAAAGGAAAAGAATATTACACCAGAAATGGTAGAACATACCAGAGGATGACAAATACTCAGACTGAAATGGGTAAGATTTCTAACCTTATTACAGATATGACTTTAAAGGGTGCTACAGAACCAGAACTAGCAAAAGCTGTTCGTCATAGTATGGTTGTTATTGATGCCGAAAAGCACAAATTGGACTATAAACAAAGTGAAATTGATAATGACATAAAAACTTTAAAAAAGAAGTATCAGGGTACAACAGATTCAAATGGTCACTATCATGAAGGTGCGTCCACTCTTATTTCAAGAGCGAAATCTGAAACTTCTGTATTAAAGAGAAAAGGAAGTCCAATCATTAACGAAGATGGTTCTCTCAGTTACAAAGAAGTTAAAGAGACATATACTGATAAAGATGGAAAAATAAAAATTCGTACTCAGAAGAGTACAAAGATGGCTGAAGTTAAGGATGCAAGAGAATTATCATCCGGTACTCCACAGGAAGAAGCATATGCAAAATATGCAAATTCTATGAAATCTTTAGCAAATCAGGCAAGAAGAGAAATGGTTAATACTGGAAAAATTGCCTATTCTGCTTCTGCAAAAGCAACTTATCAGTCTGAAGTAGATTCCCTTATGGGAAAATTAAATGTTGCTTTGATGAATGCCCCTCGTGAAAGACAAGCCCAGACTATTGCGAATGCCGAAGTTCAATCTAAGAAAAGAGACAACCCAGATATGACAAAGGCTGAAATTAAGAAGGCAAGTCAGCAGGCTCTTTCAAAAGCCCGTAATTCTGTAGGAGCTAAGAGAACTTCTATAGATATAACTGATAAGGAATGGGAGGCTATACAGGCTGGTGCTATCAGCGAGAACAAATTAACACAGATACTAAACAATACTAATATTGATGTTGTAAGACAAAAGGCTACTCCTCGTGCCACAACATCACTTAGTACAGCTAAACAAGGTAGAATTTCAGCTCTATCTGCATCTGGTTACAGCACATCTGAAATAGCAGAAGCTTTAGGAGTATCTACTTCAACTGTATCTAAGTATCTGAATGGAAAGGAGTGAACATAAAGAATGGATGTAACTAAGTGTGCATTGACAACAATTGATAACCCTTATGATCCGTTCGACCAGTTCACCGAATGGATGCTATATGACGAGGAGAAAGGCTATCACTCTACATCGTATCTTGGTCGCATTGCAAGGACATCGGATGAGCTATCAGATGAAGAGAATGATAAAGAGATTGAAAGAGCGATAGATGAAATTATCAAATATGATTTTAGAAACATATACAAGAAAGTGAAGAAAACACTAAAAATCACGCAGACTGTCTAAGGGTATAGGGGGGGTGTCTAAAAAACATACCCCCACCCATATCGCGGCGGTCTTTATTTTTTCCCCAGAGGGAAATTTTTGGAAAATGTTCTGACATATCAGCAGGGCTTTAAAGAGTTTATAGGATTATTACGGAGCGGTGGCTGGCTCATCTTTAAAGGTTGTCTCCTTTCATATACAAGAGTGGTGCAATAGTCTCTGTAAACTCTTTAAAACCTTGCTGAAACTTTATGTAAAGTGTGCAGAAATTATTTAAAAGGAGGCGGTAACTATGAGGAAAGTTAAGCCAGACTCATCTTCTGATACTGCCAGTCAGCGAATGCGACCAGCAATTACACCAGAGGCAAGGCAGAAACAAATGATTTCTCTTGCAACTGATTGTGCTGAGGATTTAATGAGGTCTGGTAAGGCACCATCGCAAATTATTGTCCATTATTTGAAACTCGGAACAAAACAGGCAGAGCTTGAATTAGAGAAGACAAAAAAAGAGTTAGCTCTAACAGAGGCTAAAACAAAAAGTATTCAATCTTCAGAACAGGCAGAGGAATTATACAAGAATGCACTTGATGCTTTCAGAGGATACAGTGGACAGGATACACAAATGGAGAGCGATGAATATGAGTGGGATGATTAGGACATATACAGAGCTTACCCGTTTGCCAACATTTCAAGAAAGATTTGAATATTTGAAATTAGATGGTTCTGTTGGAATAGAGACATTTGGTTTTGACAGATATTTGAATCAAATTTTTTATAACTCAAAAGAGTGGAAACGACTTAGAAACGAAATCATTGTCAGAGATAGAGGATGTGATTTGGCTTGTGAGGGATATGAAATTCAAGGGAATATTATTATTCACCATATGAATCCAATTACACCAGAGGACATCATAAATAGAAATGACGACTTACTTAATCCCGAGTATCTGATATCAACAGTATTGAATACTCACAATGCTATACATTATGGTGATTCAAGTTTATTACCACATGCACCTGTAGAGAGAAGAAAAAATGATATGTGTCCATGGAGACATTAGAAGGAGGTTACTTATGAGCGAAAAAAAAGCAAATCAGACAGAACAGTTAGTAGAATCGTCAAATGATAACACAAAGAATGAAGAGATTAAAATTCTTGGAACTGTTGAAAACTGTGGGCAGTTGAGGGTTAGAAAAGAACCAAATAAAGAAGCTGATGTAATAGGGATAATTCCTTGTGGTTCTGTCGTGGAACTTTTAAATGATAACATCATTAATGGTTTCTATTCAGTTCATACAGAATCAGGAGATGGTTATTGCATGACCGATTTTATTAATATTATCAATCCTGAAAAGGAGTAGTGTTATGGCAGCAGAGAATATTTCTGATAGTATATTGACTTCTGTGAAGAAGTTACTTGGCTTAACTGAGGAGTATGATGCTTTCGATGTAGACATAATTATGCACATAAATTCGGTATTTACTATATTAACTCAGTTAGGTATCGGTCCATCAGATGGCTTTATGATAGAGGATAAGAATAATAAATGGTCTGAATTTATTGAAGATATGAGATTGTATCAGCTTGTGAAATCTTATGTGTGGTTGAAGGTAAAATTATTATTTGACCCACCTATGAATTCAGCTGTTATGGAGTGTTATAAAGCTCAGATTAATGAATATGAGTGTCGTTTACGAACTGTAAGTGAGACTGAGGATTAAACCTTCGCAAAAATTACATATTCTATTATGAGAGAAAAGGAAGTGGCGTGACACGAATGTAGTAGATTAAATTCTACCGCCGTTATGAGAGTTCGATGCTCCTCATAACCCTTTTATTTTCAATTTTCTTATTCGCAATAAAAACATCCCCTCTTATGAGAAAGATAAACTTTAACTCATGAAAGGAGATTAACATTATGTTTAATAAGAATAAGGTCGAAATTATTGATTTCAAAAAAGAGGAGAAGAAACGTCAGCGAAAAGCAAAAATTCAGAACAAGATTAATAGTGTTACTAATTGGATTAGTGATAACAAAGAAGTTGTTCTGCTTGTTGGTCCAGGTTTACTGGCTTGCACAACAGCTGGAATTAAGGCTGTAAGCAAACATGTGAATTTACACAAAGAGCAGAATTTAAAGGATTTGTATTGCTATGACAGATCATTAGGACATTATTGGAGATTGAGACGAGAATTAACTAACGCTGAATGGGTCGAAATTGATAAGAGAAAGAAAAATGGAGAACGATTAGCAGACATATTGGATGAATTAAAAGTGTTAAAGTAAATATTCAATCATGACGAGGGACTATGGAAACATAGTCTCTTTTTGTTTTCGTAAAAAATGGAGGTGAATAATCAAAATGGATAATAAATTAGAACACCATGGAATCAAAGGAATGAAATGGGGAGTACGTCGTTACCAGAATAAAGATGGCTCTTTAACTTCTATTGGAAGAAAAAAGCAATCAGATGATAGCGAAAAAAAGAAAGCCATTTCGTCGAGTATAAAGAAAAAAATGGCAGTAGCGGCAGTAAGTACAGCGACGATTGCAGCCGCAGCATACTATGTTCATAAAAATCCCGAAAAAATTGGGCAGGCAATGTCAAAGTTTAAAGGGGTTAAGATGAAAGACCTCAGTCAGAAAGCAGCCGATAAGGGTAAGGAATATGTTAAGAATGCTGTTAAAGGTGCCAAGGAGGGCGCAGAAGAAGCAATCAAAGAGGCACCTAAGAAAGCTGCGAAAGCAGTTGTAACTGGCGTTGTCTTAAATCAAACAAAAAAAGCTC